ACATTTATAATAAATTTTATTTAATTGAATTTCTGATTTAGGAACTGTTGTTGATATTGTTTTATCAGTAAGTGATATTACTTCATTAGAGACAGTAACAGGGACTATTTCTCCTTGAGGTGTAGTAGAATTGACAGTAGTTACTCCTGTTACAACTGAGGTAAGACGATCTATAACTATACTTGTTTCATCTAAATCCGAAGATGTTTCTTCACTTAAAGTTGATGTATCATCTACATCCTCAATATCTTCTTCTACTTCTACGTCTGATGTTTCTGATATAGATGAGGATTTGCTTGGTGTTACTGAAACAATTGTTATTTCAATTCCATCATCTGTTTCTCCTAAAACACTTTCATCTTTACTTATTTCTTCTTCAGCAGCAACATCTGATTTTTCTATTTCAGTTTTTTCTTCTGCTTTTACTAAATCTGAGTCTGATGGTATTTTTTTACTTATAGTTTTTGCTAAATAATCTAAATATTCATCAGCACTTCTAAAACCAAGACGTTCCCATGTTTCTGGATTATCTTCTAAAGTAGCTAAAAAATCAGCATATTCTCTTTTGGTACTAAATCCATATTTTGTATGTTCCGCAACTCGTTCTGCCATAATATTATCCTGTAAATACTGCTAGATATTTTGAACCATTACCTACACTACCTGAAAGCCATAAAGCACCTGTTATTGCAGGTTCTGTTGTTGGTAGTCCTATTAATGAAGAACTTCCAAAAGCACTTATAAAACCACTTGCACTTATATTTGCAGAGGCAGTTATATTATGAGGTATTAAAATACCATTTGCGGTTGTTTTTTCCCTAATGGTATCTACATTTACGGTTGCTGATGTTAATGTAGTAGAAATTATTGTAGTAAGTTCTGCTTTAGGTGTTGTTATATAATCAAAAGAACCTGATCCCTCTACAGCATTTATTCCTCCTGTAAATGAACCCGTTCCACTAGCACTTATATCTCCACTAGCAGATATCATTCCAAAAGAACCAGTTCCTCCTTCCCCATCTGTAGGTATACAATTTATACCTCCTTCAAATGAACCCGTTCCTTGTACATCAACACTTCCTGTATTAGGTACATCTAAAAATAGTGTTGAATCTATAAGATCTACATAATTACCTTGTGTTGGTTTATCACCAGTATTAAAATATGATTTTGCTTCTGTTCTGCCTACTTTTCCCATAATTTATTTTTTTATCCTATTTCTTGTTCACCTACTCTTTCATAACCTACTCCTTCTCCACTTCTTCCCACTCTATTAATTTTTTGTCTTTTTCTATCTATTTCTATATCATCTGTTGCTACAGTTTCTGAAAAAAATGTAGTTTGAGCTTTAGAAAAAGATTTTGGTGGGTGTTGTTTAATAGACGCTCCCATAGCATCTGGTATAATATATCCTTGTAATTTTAAACCAAAATCTGTTTTTACCATTCTATTTACCCCTTGAGATAATTCTACTTTATTAGTAAATGTATCTATTCTAGCATTAAATTTAAATCTTTCAGGATCCCCCCAGTATGAATCAGAAGAATAATTTATAGCTTCAACTATTTTATTCATATCTGCTACGAATGAAGTCCATATAGTAAAACTATAATTTAATATTACATAATCAGGTATTACTACCGCATGTAATTCTTTTTGAGGAGTTCTACCTTGTAATACTGAAAAATTATCATATTGATTTCTTTTAGTATATTTTTTTTGGAAAACATATTGTAACTGTGGGTTATTAGCATCCATTTTATTACCTAAATCCCTTCTTTTATCAACACTATCCCTTTTAAACATGATAAGAGGTGTTTGAATTTTACCTTCTTTATCTCTATAATATCCGTCTCTTTGAACTGATTTCCATCTTTCAGGAGAACCATATATTAAAGGTACTGTTACTCTTTGTCCATTTTTTACTATTGAAGGTTCAATTACGTTATCAAAATAATAAGCTATAGCTTCATCATGATCTAATAAACCTATTGAAACATCGTTAGTTACATCATCATCTCTACGTGTAACATTAGCTCTATTTACTTTATCTTTTAATAATCCTGGGGGTTTATTATCAGGAACTAAACCTCTTATAGGGAATTCATTTGTTTCTATTGTAGATGATTCTCTAGCTAAACTTGAACCTCTTGCTGCTTTTTCAGATAAAGATTCTTGATCATATTGAGGAGCAGATAAATTTTTTCTCAATAATTCATTTTTTCTATTTGGTATAGGTCTTTTAAAATCTGTCATTATCCAAGTAAATTAGCTGTTCCGTCCGTTATTTTATTTGTAGATGGATATTTTCCACCTCTTAAAGGTACTAAATTTAATCGTTCTATTCCCGAAATATGAGTTTTTAATATAATAGAATGACTATTACCAAAATCTGTAGTTCCCGTAGATATAGAATAATCTGGATCTTTCCCTAAAACTAGTTGATTTTCTATTCTTGCATCTGCTTCATAAAAATTATTTCTAAAAAGTAATATATCTCCTACTTCAGGTACTAAATTTATATCTTTTAATCCTTTTTTTAAAAATCTAAAATCAATGGTTTGATTGACATCAGATCCAAAATCATCAGATGACCAAGCTTGATCTTGTCTCATTATTAAACACGCTATTCTTACGGGTTCATAATACATTTTACCTACAGATTCTCCATAAACATTAGATGTAGTTTTTTCAAGAGCAAACTTATAATATCCAACTTCTGTTTGGATAATATCATTAATAAGTTCTGTGCTTATTGAATTAAAAAGTGATATGTCTCTTGATCCCCCAAATAAACTCATTATATTCTTCTTAACGTTTCTGGTTTAAATTTAAATGATTTAACACCTGGTATTCTTAAATCTGTTCTAGACATATCAGATGTTAATATATCTTTTTTTAAGTTTTCTAAATCTTGTTTTGCTTCTCCTCTTGATATAAATTTAATTGTTACTAAAGTATATTCAAAATTTTGTTTTTGAGTATACTCAGGAGGAGTAATATTTCTTACAATAGTTACTTTTCTTAACGCCCTAATTTGATCTAGTATATCTGTAATGTTATATTCTGGATCCGTTAACATATAAGCTTGTACTACATAAGTATTTAATAATTCATTTAATATGTTTTTTAACTTAATCATTAACCTATGTAAATTTGATAAGGAACTTTATAAAAAGTTTCTTGAGTTTGTTGAGCTTCTTGATTTTGTCTTTCTAGTTGTTTTAATCTTGTTGTAGATTCTAATAAAGATTGTAATTCTTCAATTAATTTTAATTTTTCATCTTTAGCTTCCTGTAGTAATCTACTATAATCTAAAGTTGTTGTATCTCCAGGAATAGGAACTGATTGATATTTACCTCTTACACTTCCTAACATTTCTTTAGCTAATGCTAAAGCATATCTTCTAATCCATTGTTTTCCTGGTTCATTAATAAAGGCATAAGTTGGGTTAGTATAAGGTACATTTGATATATCTGTAATTAAATTAGTTGAATCATCTTTAACTGGAGCATTTGCTACTGATTTTAAAACATAATCAAAATGTAAAGTATAATCACTTGTAGGTACTGGAAATAGTTTTAAATATCTATTATCTATTATATCAAAATGATATCCTGATTTTCTAATAGTATCATTTAATTCAATTGCTTGTAATTTTAATGTATCAAAATATATAGGCATTAACATAAAATTTACACCTGGTGAATAATTACCAAATCCAAAAGTTTGCATTAATGATTGTATACCCGTACCTGTACCAGCATATGGATCAAAATACCTATTAATAGCTGAAGGAGTATAATGATATACTCTTTTTATGTATACAGCTTCTGATCCACTAATAGAAGAAGATACATTAGATAGTAAATCATATTTTTGGATATTTGTAGATACTTCTAAAGATCCTGATTGGTGTTGATAATTTCCACCCCCTCCATCTACTTCGTTTCCATATTGTTCTGCAATATTTATAGTTCCTCCTAAATTAGGAGTTATTAACTGGTTATTAAAATTAGACCCTGTGTGGTTTCCTTCTAATGTATGGAAATTATTTATTATTTGAAAGTTATATAATTGAGCCCCATATTCATTTATA